AGGGCAGTCACCGTGTGGGTCTACGCTACCTCACTTCTGCTACTGGTATGGACAAGTACCAGATAAAAGAGAATCCTAGTAAAGCGAAGGAGTTGTATGCACCGATACAGAGGAACGTCAAGCTACGTGATGCTACTGGCAAGGACATGTCTTGGGTTGAGAGTGTGTGCAAATCTTATTCACCAGATGTCGTTGTGTTAGATATGGGTGACAAGTTTGCTAAGACACAAGGCTTTGCACGACAAGACGAAGCGTTGAAAGCAAATGCTGTCCATGCTCGTATGATAGCCAAGCAACATAAGTGTGCCATATTCTATATGTCGCAGTTGTCTGCTGAAGCAGAGGGTAAGGTTGTACTGAACCAAGCTATGATGGAAGGTAGTCGTACAGGAAAAGCTGCCGAAGCCGATTTAATGATTTTAATTGCAAAAGATGCGCCTGTAAACAACAAGAGTGGTAACGATGATGGTGGTGAAGAAAGCACGTTGCGACATATTAATGTTGTCAAGAATAAATTATCTGGATGGCATGGCCGTATTGTTTGTGATTTAGACTACAAGACAGCTAGGTACACAGCATGACACAAGGTACTTTATTTCCAATTGAGGAATTACAAGTGTTGCACGAGGATGGTCTTGAGTGTAATAACTGTGGAATAGTACAACCAGTTGAAAACTTTCAACGTATGCAGTCTGGAGAGATAAAGAGAAAGTGTAGGTCTTGTGCTAGGAATCAATCAAATCTAATAAAAGAGTTGAGAAACAAACACGCATATCCAGATGATAATTATTCTTGTCCTATATGTCAAAGGACTATAGCTGAGATAGGAAGAAAAGGACAGACAAGATTACAAAACTGGGTGCTGGATCATTGTCATGAAACAGAGACTTTTCGTGGATGGGTTTGTCATCATTGCAATACAGGTCTAGGAGCTTTCTCTGATAGTCTTGACAGAATACGAAAGGCTGTGATATATTTAAAAAAACATGAGGATAAAATAAATGAAGCTAGTACTTGACATAGAAAATACAGTTACAAAAAGAAATGGTCGCACACACCTAGACCCTTTTGAGAAAAACAATTCTCTTGTTATGGTGGGCATGAAAGCAGACTTTGGTGAGACAATAATTACATTTGACCACAGTGAGAAAGAACCTACAGAAACAAGACTTCAGTTCTTGTGTGTCACAATGTTGCACACGATCTTGTTTGGTTGTGGGAGTCTGGTTTTAAATACGATGGTATTGTTTTTGATACAATGCTGGGTGACTATGTTTTGCAAAGAGGACAGAAGAAACCTTTATCGTTAGAGATGTGTGCAGAGAGATACAAGCTGGACACAAAGAAGCAAGATACACTAAAAGAATATTTTAAGAAAGATTATTCTGTGCGTGACATACCACACGCAGAACTATCTGAATATTTGATAGCTGACTTACGTGCTACAGATCAGTTGGCCGACAAACTATTCCAGAGATTGTCCGGGGATGATGCTGGCCTAATGAACACAGTAAGTCTTACAAACATGGTGGCTGTTTGCCTATGTAAGATATATAGGGATGGCTTCTCTGTAAACTACGTTGAGCTGGAAGAGGTGAAGCAAGAGTTTGAAGCAGAGAAGAAAGCTTTGATACAAGACCTAAATACACAAGTTAGAGAACTTATGGGAGATGTTCCTATCAATCTCAATAGTCCAGAGCAGCTGTCTTGGGTAATATATAGTCGTAAGCCAAAGGACAAGAATGATTGGTCTAGCTGTTTCCATAATAGAATGGATCACGAATCTTTCAGTAAAAAGATACGAGCAAAGGCTGAAACAATATATAAGAAGAAAGCATTTAGATGTGAATCTTGTGATGGCAAAGGTTTTATACAGAGAATTAGAAAAGATGGCAAGCCTTATGCTAAGATGTCAAAGTGTTCTGTCTGTGACAGTCAAGGATTTATTTACAAGCAGACCTCAAAAGAGATAGCAGGTTTGAAGAGACAGCCTTGCAATTCAAGATGGGTAAGCCATAGTGGGTTCACCATCAATAAAGCAAACATAGAAACTCTGGAGAACAAAGCTAGAAGAGAGGGTGATGCTGATGCTGAAAGATTCTTAAAGAACATAAGAAGATTATCTGCTGTGGAAACATATCTGTCCAGCTTTGTAGAGGGCATTGCAGACCATGTTAAGCTTGATGGTAGGTTACATGTTAGATTACTGCAGCATCGTACCTCTACAGGGCGATTTAGTGGAGCAGACCCTAATATGCAGAATATGCCCAGAGGTGGTACGTTTCCTGTGAAGAGAGTGTTTGTATCTCGCTGGAGTGACAAGGGGGGTGAGATATTGGAGTCCGACTTTGCACAGCTAGAGTTTAGAGTTGCCACATTCTTGTCTCAAGATAAGACAGCTATGCGAGAGATAGCAAATGGTGTAGATGTTCATGCATACACAGCTAAAGTTATTAGTGAAGCAGGACAGCCTACCACAAGACAAGAAGCTAAAGCACATACGTTTGCACCTCTGTATGGTGCTACAGGATATGGCAGAACAACAGCAGAAGCTGAATACTATGAACAGTTTACAGATAAGTATGACGGTATAGGTGCATGGCATGAGAGCCTTGCAGATGAAGCTATAAATACTTTGAAGATACGCACTCCGTCTGGCAGAGAGTTTTCTTTTCCAGATGTAGAGAGAAAAGGTAGAGGTAAAGTTACGTATGGTACACAGATTAAAAACTATCCTGTACAAAGTTTCGCCACGGCAGATATAGTACCTCTTGTGCTTGTAAAGATTAGTGAAAGGCTAGAGAATATGCAGAGCTGCATAGTAAATTCTGTGCATGATTCTATCGTCATTGACGTACATCCAGACGAGAGAGATGCCGTACTAAAAATAATGAGAGACATTAATAAAAATTTAAAAAATATTGTTGACAATCACTTCAATATAGATTTTAATGTACCTTTATTATTAGAATCAAAAATAGGAAATAATTGGCTTGACACCAAAGATGTCCTATGATATAACTATAGTTCTTTAATTTAGATAAGGAGATAAATACATGAGTACAACAATCACAACAATAGATACAGATAACTACGCAGTCATGGCCAAAGCTATGGGCATGGCAACAGAAACAAACACAAAGCAGAA